GCCCGTGCAACTTGCCGCAAAGGCGCAGGCCTACCAAAACGACATGGCACAGAAGGGTGTCACGGTCTCGGCCGCCGATGCCGTTGATCACGTGTCAGCCGAACGCGCTGCCTGATCTCACCATCTAAACCCGCCAGAGGATAGAAGCCAATGAGCCGCAATTTGATTATTTCACACCGGGCAAGCGCCTCCGCTGATGCCTTTACCATTGCAAAGATCACGGGTCATCTCGCTGCCGAGCCGGCAGCTGCCGACACCGATGCATTGATCGGTACGTTCGACGCACAAGGCGCAAACTCTGGAGAGATGGCCGATATCGTTCTGTCCGGTCCCGCCGAAGTCAAGCTGGGTGGAACTGTAGCAGCGGGCGATATGCTGACTGCCGATGCAAACGCCCACGCGGTTTCTATCGCGGCCGGTGCCACCAAACGTACCATCGGCATAGCGCTATCAGCTGGCGTTGATGGGGATGTCATTCCTTACAATGCCGATCCCGGCACGGCTTCCGTACCCGCTTAATCCGAATTCAGACTTTAGACGCTGACCGCCGATCAAACTTTTTGAAGGAACTAAAAATGGCCCCACGTCCCTTTGTTGTCGATCCGGCTCTGACCGCGATTTCGATTGCCTACCGCAACAATGCCAATATGCTGATTGCAGATCGTGTTCTGCCGCGCCAGCCGGTCGGTGGAGAAAAATTCAAATACACCCAATATCCGATCGGTGAGGCATTCACCGTGCCTGACAATGAGGTCGGTCGGCGCGGCCGCGTGCCGCAACTCGAGTTCTCAGCGAACGAAGCTGACAGCTCTGTCAAGGATTATGGCTTGGAAAGTCCGATCCCTTACTCTGATATCGATGAAGCCGCTCGAATGCGCAGCCAGGGTCTTGGCACTTATGACCCTGAAAAACATTCGACCATGATGCTGACCAATCTGAACCTGTTGCGGCGTGAAAAACGTGCAGCGGATGTTGTTCAGAACCCTGCCAACTATGATGCCAGCCGTCGTATGGTTTTGACGGGTACGGACAAGCTAGACGATTACGATAATTCCAATCCGCTGGAAGTGCTCAAGGCAGCGGTCAATGGCACTCTAATTTTCCGCGCCAACACACTTTCAATGTCACATGCGATCTGGCAGGCGATCTCTTCGCACCCGCACATGGTCAATGCGATCCGCGGCAGCTTCACAGACAAGGGCATCGTTCGCCGCCAAGAGGTGGCAGACCTTTTGGAAATCCGCGAAATCCTCGTTGGCGAAGCCTACCTCAACACAGCGCAAAAGGGTCAGGAAGTGAATCTCGAGCGCGTTTGGGGAAACTCTATCCAAGCCTTGTACATCGACCCACAAGCCCGCCCTGAAGACGGTATGACCTTTGGTTTCACAGCCGAATACGGGACCCGCGTCGCTGGTCGCATTGAGGATGAAAATGTCGGTCTCGGTGGCGGAACAATAGTCCGGCAGGGTGAGCGGGTTCGCGAGCTGATTTGTGCACCATCAGTCGGTTACCAGATCACCGGCGTCATTTCGGAATAACCAGCGAGAGGGGATGGTCTGGTAAGGCTCGCAAGGCTCCCAGCACTCTTTGAGGACGGCAAGTCGAATTTGGATTTGTCCGTAGGGGTTCAGCCCGCCATCCCGATTTCGCTTCAGTAGAAGGAGCCACTCCATGAGCGATGAGACCAACACCGCAGCCACTGTGAACGCCGCCGCTCCTGCGAATGTGCAGGCGGCAACGGAAACGCCAAAGGGTGATCCGAAGCCGAAGGCTGACCCAAAAACCAAGCAGCCGCCAAAACCTAAGAGCGGCCCCAAGCCAAAAACTAATGCCGAGCCGAAAGCCGATCCCAAAGCGGCTGAAGCGGAGAAGGAATTCACGCTGACCGGCAACGTCATGAAGAAGGGCAAGAAGAGGAAGCCTGGCCAAAAAGTATCCGTGACGAAAGCCGAACACGGCGATCTCCTGGCAGGGCGATGCGTCGACCAGCCTTGGGCAGCCAAGGAGACCGCAGACTAAGAGCCAACCGGCTCCAGCCTTCCGCGCGTACTTTCGCGCGGAGAGCGGGCCGGTTTCAATCGCGATGGAGCTGGCTCGGCGGCGGCTCCCCGTCAGATGCGCCGGCCCGCTCATTGACCAACCAACCCGCCGAAGGAACGCCGAACCAAAATGACCGCCGAACCATTTGCCACCCTCCCCGATCTGGAAAGCCGCCACCCGGCCGAACTGATCACGCTTGCCGCCGATGAACAAACCGGCGTGCGCGATGATGAACGCGTCAATCGCGCATTGGCCGATGCCAGCGCGGAAATGCGCATCATCCTCAAAAGTCGCTACACCAATGACGATCTGGCCCGCCTTGATGCCGATAGCCTTGAAAGCCTCAAGGTCTTTTGCATCGACATCACGCTCTACCGCATCGCACTGGCATTCTCGCGTTCCAATGAGCGCATAGAAGAACGCTACAATGCGGCCATCAAGCGCCTTGAGGCCATCGCTGTCGGCAAGGGTGGCCTTTCCTTTGAAGGCGGCAGCGGTGACACCGGCAATGAAGCCGATGGCGGCGCTACCATTTCACCCAATGAAGTGATCATGGATGCGCCTGATCGTCTTTTCACCCGTGATCGCTTGCGGGGTATGGGATGAGTGTCGGCTTTACCGTTGACGTTTCGGAACTGGATGGCGCGATCACCATTGTTGGTCAGCTGGCAGAGTTTGACGCTTTCGGCTTGATGAGCGCTGTTGCGGCGCTCGGTGAAAGCCAGACGCGGCGGCGCATCACCTCTGAAAAAACGTCGCCGGATGGTGCAGCATGGCTGCCCAATCTGGAGGGCACATCGATCCTTCAGCGCACCGGCACCAATTTGTTGGACAGTGTCGCCCACGCCGCCAGCGCCACCGAGGCCGCATGGGGTGCCAGTTGGAAACATGCGCACGTCCATCAAAACGGCGCAACGATTGTGCCCAAGGATGCGGACGCGCTTTTCTTTCAAATCGGCGGCAAGTCGGTCCGCGCCAAACGGGTGACCATTCCGGCTCGTCCCTTTGTCGGCCTGTCTGAAGACAACAAGGCTGAGCTTCGCGAGCTTGTCTCAGACTTTCTCAATCTCGGGGGGCTGCAATAATGGCAGACAAGCCCCTGACACCCATGCCGGTTGCCGATCTTATTGACGATGACAAAATGCAGGAGGTGCGCGAAGCCATTGTCGCCACCTTTGCCGGACTTATTCCAGGCCTCAAAGTGGAAGCCCATCCGGGCAAGCTGGATATCAGCGACATTCTGGCAGCCGACATCAAGGGCATGCCTTGCGTTCTGGTTGGATGGACGCGGCTTCGCCCCGACATCATGGCGGCGGGTCAGTATGATATTGAGGTTGATTTCATCGCCTATATCGCGGTGCAGGATTGGGTTGATCTGGCGGCCAAGCGAAGTGTGAAGCGAGAGGAAGTCGGTCAGGCCATCGGCAATTTCATTCTGCAAATCCTGACCAATGAGAACCATGAGTGCTTTGGATTGCCAGGCGTCGGACGCCCTTACCGTTCGCCCATGCCTGAATTCAAACCGGTCTTCACCGCCAATTCCTATGCCAAGGGCGTTGCCTATTATGCTGTGACCTGGACCCAACCGCTCATGGATCGCGGGCAATCCATTGCCACCGATCCGGACTTCACCTTCGGCAATTTGCCAGAAACGATTGATGACGGGATCTTGCTTGGTGAAGGCGCTGATCCTGAAGCCGATCCGATCAAGGCGCTTTTTAGAGCCGTGGAGGATATGGAATGAGACGGTCTCTTGTTGCACGCGAGTTGCGCATCCTGCGCCGCCTGATTGTCCAGGTGAACAGGCGGCTTGCCATGTCCAACCTGCAGGGCAAGGTCAAGCCGGGCAGTCAGGATTTGGAAAAGCGGACCGTTCGTCTTGTGCTTGGTGAAACACCAGATGGTGAAGAGATTTTGTCGCCGCCTGTGCGCTGGGCACAGCAAGGCGCAGGCCGCCTCAAACTCCATTCGGTACCGGCTGACGATGAGCAAATGACGCTTCGCTCGCCCTCGGGCACCATCGGCGAAGGCTCAATTGCTGAATGGGGCACCTATGATGATGACAATGCCCCGCCGTCAGACAAGGCGAGCGAAGCGGTTCTTAAATTTGATGATGGCACCACAATCACCATTGAAGGCGACCGCACGCGGGTTGCCTCCAGCAATGTGCATGTGGATGCGCAAATTGTGACGCTCGGTGGTGAGGGTGGCAAGCGTGTCGCACGCGTCGGTGATCGTGTCGACGTCAAGTCCGGCTCATCAAAAGGGCTTTGGCCCATCGTCGAAGGCTCAAACATTGTTTCAGCAACGTAAAAAGGACCTTTTGAAATGGCTTCAAAACGCGCTCAAACAGACAAAGTTCCAGACGCGGAACCCGTCAATCTGCCAGAAGAAAAACCGGCCAAGGACAACGCTAATACCGGCATCGATGATCGTGCGCCTCGTGCCTTTCGCGTCACTGAACTGGCCGGTCCGCGTCTCGCAGGCCGGCGCGTCAAACCCGACGATAAAGTTCAACTCACCGAGGCGGAAGCGCGATCATATCTCGCGATGGGCACGCACGAAGAGATAGACGGGTAAGGGCTCCGGAGGATGACGCAGGCGGTTCGCTACAGAACAGGTGTTGACGCGGTTACCGGTAAACGGCTGATCGGCTTTGACCATGTTCGGCAATCGCTTGCGACCATCTGGCTGACACGATTTGAAACGCGCATCATGCGCTTGAGCTTCGGTTCGAAGATCCGCGATCACCTGGCTGAAGACCTGACACCGGCACTCGCAATCGACATCTACGACGATCTGATTACCGCGACCCACACCCATGAGCCGGAATACCGCTTGATGAATTTGCGTTTCGTGGAACTCTCCGAAACCGGCATGCTGGGGCTATCTTATGCCGGCGTCTATTTTCCAGAAGGCCGCTTCGGCAATTATGAAATAGCCGAGTTCCCGTCCACATCACCGCTTGGTTTGGCCCGCACTATCGATCTGACATCGGAGGCGGCGTGACATGGTGATATCGGCAACACCCAACGCAAAGTCCTTGCTTCAGCCTTCTGCCATTGACGTGACGCGGCTGCCGGAACCGGAAGTCCTGGAGACGCTCTCCTATGAAGCGCTGCAACAAGCCTACATTGACCGCTTCCTCGCCGAGTGGGCGGTAGCCAAAGCCGAAGCTGCCGACGAATTGGACTTGCCGGATTATGATGTCGACATCCTCGACAGTGATCCGGTGATGATTGCCAGTCAGGCCTTTTCATTTGTGCGGATGCTCGATCGTGCGCGGGTCAATGATGCGGCCAAAGCCTTGCTTGCCGCCTATGCGACCGGCACCGACCTAGATGCACTTGTCGCCCGGCAAAACCTCAC